ATGTTTTTGTGGTCGCCACGATACTTTTGTGGGTTTCGTGGGACAAATTTTCCGCTATAAGCCATATTATTACCAATTATTGAATGTCCCGTTATTTATGATATAAATACTTGTTACAACTCTTTTCTAGGCATATGTCATTTCTCACAAATCCATCAATTGCAGGTATACAGTTACCATTTAATCAACTGGCAGGACCTTTAAAAAGCCTTTTTCAACCAGAAGGTAAAGGCAATTTTGTATATCCATCAGATTTAACTACAAACCCGGCATTATGTCATGCGGTACAATTCAATTTTTTTGATTGGGATACACAATTTCAACAAAGTGTTCAAAGTACTGTTAATCAAATTGATTCTTTAGTGAACTCTGAAGCAGACACTTTAAAAAATACAAATTCACAACTTGCAACAGCAAAAGAACAACTGGCAAGTGTGGCTCAAGAAAAACTGACATATCTTAAAAACTTAGAGAATGTGAATAATCTTCAAGCTCAAGCAGAAAAAAGTGCTGTCAAATTATATAACTTGTTTGAAAAAACATTCACGCCAGGTACTTATGCACCTAGAAAACAAACATTACTTTCAACAGTATCTTTGTATATGCCGGATACTTTAACTGCTAGTTTTGAGTCTCAATATAATACGTTAAGTATGACTCATGCACTTGGCACAGGAGGTTTTTTAGCAAGCGCATCAGAATCCATAAAACAAAAAATTAACTTTTCCGGTGGTGCAAATCAAGATTATGCGAATATACTTTCCGACCCATCAGTAAAAGATTTTATTTCTCGTGAATTGAATTCATTTGCTGGTAAATTAGGCATTCAAGATAATATTGAACAATTATTAAATCAGTCTTTAGGTCAATTTGTTAACCCGCAGATGCAATTGATTTATCAAGGTAGAGATTTCAGAGATTTTTCAATGTCTTTTATTTTTACACCAAAAACTTCTGCTGAAGCCGAAACAGTTAAAAATATTATAGATACATTCACATTCTATTCTTCACCAGGTGTTGCAGGCATCGGTACAAATCAACCAGGTAGATACTTGACACCGCCACAATTAGTTAATGTTAAAATGGTATTTACAGGCGGTTCGAACGGTATTGCTGGTGCAGTTATCAATCAGTTTCAGAGTGCATTAAACAATGTTGGTTTAGGTTTTTTAGGTAAAAATCAAAGCATCACTAGCACAGTAAATTCTGGTAAACCCGCAAAAGTTTTTAATATTAAAGAGTGCGTTATTACAAATGTGTCAGTTGATTATGCACCTAACGGTTGGGCCGCTTTCAATGATGGTCATCCTGTACAAACAACGATGACAGTAAATCTAAGAGAAACACAAATCTTCACAAAAGAAGATGTTAAGAATTCAGTTGTTGCATCAAATTACAATGATTTTGAAAATCAACAAAAATATGAAGCAAAGATATCTAGCTTAGAACGAGAAGCCGCTATCAATGCGGCATATGGTGATGGCTACGGAGCATAACAATGTTATATTTTAACGCATTACCCAAAACAGCAGTCATTGACCCAAACACTAAAAGCGCACAGGTTGGTATCGATTTAACTGCTAGAGCAGAATTACTACCGCAATTATCTTTAAATGATTTGCTATTTTATAAGTATGCAATTCAAGACCAAGATACTCCTGAAAATATTGCCTATAAGTATTATTCAGACCAATATAGATATTGGATGATATTCTATGCTAATAATATTATGGACCCAAAAGGTGATTGGCCTTTATCAAGTATAGATTTTCAAGCATACTTGAACGATAAGTATAACGCTCTAGCCACGGCAAATAATCAAACTGTTACTGCATACTGTCAATCTACGATACATTCATATCAAAAAGTGATTACTACATATGATAGTCTTTCAATGCAGACTTCTATTAAAACGGTAGATATTGATGCGGCAACATATGCAAATACAATACCATCTACTTCAACGGCAACTTTCCCAAGTTCAAAAGTAACATATACTGTATCAAAAAATATTCTTTATGTGATTGATTATGAAAATCAGCTAAATGAAGCTAAAAGAAATATTAATATCATTAAGAAAAATTATACTACAGATATCGAAAGTAAATTTGTTTCATTGATGAGTTCATAATATGGCAGATAGAATAACGCCGGTTAAATATGCATCGGACTACGAATTAGTTTTTGTTAATATATTGACTGGTGCATTGAGTTACCCAATCACTCTTAAGGATCATTTAAGAGAATTAAATTATTATGAAGACATTTATAGCAGTACAATCTATGGTGAATTAGTGTTGTATGATGCTACAAATATTATTTCAAATTTAAGATTGAATGGTACTGAATTTGTTGAATTCATGTTGAGAAAAACAAGAGAAGACAATGATCCGATACAAAGAACATTTCGTGTATACAAGATTGGTAATCGTGTAATTGATTCAACAAAAAACTCAGAAGCATTTGTATTATACTTTTGTTCTGAAGAATTGATGCTATCAGAAAAATATAGAATTTCAAAGGCTTATCAGAATACACAAATAAGTCAAATCGTAGAAGATATTTTAGTAAATTATTTGAAGTTGACCCCAAATAGTGATACTAAAACAAAACAAAGAACTAAAAAATATGACATTGAGCCAACAACAGGGCTCTATGATTTTATTTTACCAAATAAAAAGATATTAGAAACGATACATTGGCTTTCAATGTATTCAAGACCTATTAAGAATCCTGGCGCTGATTTTGTTTTCTTTGAGAATAGCAATGGCTATCACTTTAATTCATTGCAAACATTGTTCACAAAGCAAAAACCGTTTAAAACTTATTATTTTAACCCACATAATATTTCGGTAGAGATGCAAGACCAGATGATAAAGGTCGCTGGTTTTGAAGTAATTAAGTTCTTTGATACATTAGCGGCAATTTCTGATGGTACTTTTCACAATCGTTTGCTTTCGATTGACCCTTTGACACGAGCTAGTGTTTCAAGCACACCATATAATATAACAGATTTTGTTTATAGAGATTACTTGTTAGGCGGCAAACTATTAAACAATGCTCCTGTCACAACAGCGTTAAAAAATCGTTGGGGTGATTCAATCTATGATGCGCCGTCAGATAAAAGGTTAGAATCTGGTGCACTACGATTGGCCTCAGGTAATGCACTTGAAAAGAAATTAGTCATGGATCCTGCATCCGTTGCAAATGATATTAAGATTGAAGACTTTGTGCCAAATAGAGTTGCTCAATTAGGTTTAGTGAACTATATGAAAATTAAAATTACTGTACCTGGTGACAGTCAAATTGTTGTAGGTTCTTTATTAGGATTTAATGCATACGATTTAAAGCCAACTTCGTATTCAAATGCAGACGGACAAGGTTCAAAAGCACCAGATTTATTCTATTCAGGTAATTATTTGGTAACTGCTGTAAGACATATTGTCAACAATACTGACATGAGAACGGTAATTGAAATGGTAAAAGATAGTTTCGGTACAGACGACTCAGCATATTTACCTACTGTACCAAGCAATTTAAATAATGGTTTTAAAAATGCAATTAATGGAATTCAATAATGTCAAATCGTAATAACTTTTTTGGATTGAGTGGTTTTGTATGGTGGGTAGGTGTTGTTACAAGAAATGATGACCCCAATATTGCCCACCGTGTTCAAGTTAGAATTTTTGGTTGGCATACAGATAACAAGGAAATGTTACCTGATGAACAACTACCTTGGGCGCATCCGTTACTACCTATAAATAACTCAAAATCGGTTGAGGTACCTGATGTAGGTGAATGGGTATTAGGTTTCTTTATGGATGGTGAGTCAGGTCAATTTCCAATTGTAATGGGTGTTTTACCTAAAACTGATACAACAATTACGGCAAAATAATATGGCAGATTTAAATATAAACACAGCACAAACTATCGGTACTATACCGGTAGCAGGACAAGCAGATTTTGTTTTAGCAAATGACAATACAGCAACGCCTTTATCGGCAGTTGCTAATGTAGATTTAACACCTGTATTAGAGGCGTTAAATATTGCTGGTAATGCTATTCCCTCAACAACACCAGATATTGCAACATCTTCTGCACCAAATAATACTAACCCAAATATAACACAAAAAACAGATGCATCGGCAACTATACCATTAACTGCTCAAGGTGTGACAGCAGGTACAGGTATATCAAATGCAAATAGCGGTACAGTTCATGTGTGTGATGTTTGCGGTCCTATCGGTGTAACTATTGCACAAGCAAGAATGGCAATAATGAAAGCACTTAAAGAACTAAGAAAACAAATTTTAGAAGCCCTTGGTCTTGGTGATGTAGAAGCACAAGCAAAAGCACTTAAAGCACAAGTTGATATGTTTAAGAAAGCAATTAAAGCAGTTCAAGATTTTATACAAACGATAGAAAATTATTTAAAAATGCTTGAAACTTTAATAAAAGTGTTAGAAAACTATATCACAGGTCTAATTAAAGCTGGTCTCAAAGAACTTGTTGACCAGTTTTCAAAATGTCTTGCAGACGCCAAAGCGAGCTATGCGGCAGGTGTTCAACAGCAACAAGCCGCTCAATCTTCACAATAAGGTAAATTATGTCAATCCCTGATAGTTCATGGACAGAACCGTTTTCAACAGCAAAACCTCAGTATCCATACAATAACGCAAGACAAACTAGAAGTGGTCATCTATTTGAATTAGATGATACCCCTGGTGCAGAACGAGTTCGTTTACAACACGGAACTTCAAATAACTTTATTGAAATGCAATCTGATGGTACTGGTATTTTTAAAGTTTTTGGTAATAATTATCAAATTACAATGGAAAATAACAATGTCTACATAGGTGGTCAATGTAATATTACAATTGTAGGACCTTCAGTTTTGCACGTAAAAGGTGATTCATATATACAAGTTGACGGGAATGTTAATCAAACTGTTTCTGGTGATATGATAAGTCACGTTACAGGGAATGCTGAAATTATTAGTGAGAGTGATGTAGATATTTCTGCACAAGGAACACTAACATTATCTGCAACAGGTGTTAATTTAAATTCCGATTTGATAGTAAACGGTAGTGTTTCTGCTCTTGGTGGGGTTACCGCACTCAGTTCAATCACTTCAACTACAGGCAGTATTCTAGCCCCACTTGGTGCGGTTGCCGCCGGTCCTATGGCAGTAACACCTGTTGGTTTAGTACCAGGTCAAATATATGACACAGGCATACCAGCAGGACCAACAGGAACTTTGGGTGCTTTGAGGTCAGCATACGATGTCTTTGTATCTACAATATACGATACTCACACACACGTTGCAACAGGTTTAGGCGCCCCAACAGCACCACCAATACCGCTAGGAACACCAGTATAAATAGAAAATGGCAAGTACAATATTTTACTCAGATTTAGATTTACGTTTCCTTCCCAATCCGGTGACGGGTGACGTATCTATGAGTTATAATGAGCAAGCAGTTATTCGTTCGATTCAAAATCTTTTATATACAAGGCCTTACGAAAGATTATTCGACCCAACAATCGGTAGTGGTCTACCAGCATTGTTATTTGAACCCATTTCACCCTTAACCGCTAGTAGTATTGAAGATGAGATTAAAAGGCTTATTAGTAACTATGAGCCAAGAGCATCAATTTATCAACTTAATGTAACTGCACAAGCAGACAAAGATAGTTTTCAAGTCAGTCTTTATGTTTTTATTGGCAATAATACAACACCGACTGCTATCAATCTAACACTTCAAAGGACTAGATAATGGCTGGAGCCAATTCTAATATTCAACTGTCTTCACTTGATTTTAATTTAATCAAGCAAAACTTTAAGACATACTTACAAGGTCAAACACAGTTTCAAGATTATAATTTTGAAGGTTCTGCTATTGATACCTTACTTGATGTGTTTGCATATAACACACAATATAATTCTTTCTACCTTAATATGGTAGCTAATGAAATGTTTTTAGATTCTGCTGTACAAAGACGTTCAGTTATATCTCATGCTAAACTATTAGACTATACACCACATTCTGCAATATGTCCTGTTGCATATGTAAACGTCAAATTTACTGGTGTTTCAGCACCTACAGTTACCATACCTGCATATTCAACATTTTTATCTGAACAAATTAATGGTGTTAACTATGTGTTTACAAATATTAACCCATATACAGCAACAACAAATTTGATTACAAATGTTTGTAATTTTGCGAATGTTGCAATATATCAAGGTGTAGTTGCATCAACATCATTTACAGTTAATCAAGCAACTAATCCTACATACACATTTGAATTGCCCGATTCTACAATCGATACAACTACAATTCAAGTTATTGTTCAGCAATCAACATCAAATTCATCAATTCAAATTTTTAAACCTGCCGCCAATAGTCTGTACTTAGACGGCACATCTCAAGTATATTTTATTAATGAAGCACTTAATGGTAATTATAATATATCTTTTGGTGACGGTATACTTGGTAAAAAACTAACAGATGGTAATATAGTTCAAGTAACTTACTTGTCAACTGAAGGTGTTTCTGCATCTGGTGCTAATAGTTTTTCATTAATGACTTCAGTTGGTGGATATAATAATACAATAACAGGTTATTTGCCGGCAACAACAGGTTCAAATAAAGAAACGATAACGTCAATTAAGTTTCAAGCACCTAAAGCATATGCCGCCCAAGGTCGTGCAGTAACTAAAGACGATTATATTTCAGCAATTCAACAAAATACTTTGTTTGGTTTTGATGCTGTAAATGTTTGGGGCGGGCAAGAAAATGATCCGCCAGTATACGGTCAAGTATTTGTTTGTTTAAAACCTAAAGGTTCTTACAAATTAACTCAAACACAAAAACAAACTATCATAGACCAAGTATTAAAACCTATTTCTTTAATGACTGTAGTACCAACGATAGTAGACCCGGACTATAATTTCGTAAAGATTACGGCAAACGTTATTTACAATTCAACACAAACTACATTTGCGGCATCACAAATGTCGAGAAGTGTGTTTAATTCAATTACGAATTTTGCCACATCAACATTAAATAATTTTAATTCTACATTCTCTAGTTCAGAGTTGATTGTACAAATTCAAAACACAAATCAAGCTATTATTGCAAATGAAATTTCAATTCAATTACAGAAGAAATTTTATCCTAGTCTAACAGGTTCTCAATCTTATACATTTAAATTTGGCATTCCTTTGGCTAGAGGTGTGCTATTGAGCGGTGTTTCAAGTTATCCTGCAATTCAATATGTAGACCCAACAAACGCATCGAATATAATTGACGGTGTTTACATTGACGAAATGCCAGAAGTAACATCGGGTATTCAATCAATCTCTATTATTAACCCAGGCTATTCATATCAATATGTGCCTAAAGTTACAATTTATGGTGACGGTACCGGTGCAACAGCAGAAGCAGTTCTTGTTAATGGTTCTTTAAGTGCTATCAATGTAACTAATGCAGGTTCAGGTTATACTGCCGCATTAATTGTAATCACACCAGCCGCTAATGATACTTCAGGAACTAACGGTGCGGCAGTTGCAACACTACAAGGTCAATACGGTACATTAAGATTATATTATTATAATGCAAACAATGTAAAAACAATATTAAATTCAAATATTGGTACAATTGATTATACAAACGGTATAGTTACATTAAACGCATTTAATCCGGTAAATATTGATAATGCTCTTGCACAATTATCAATTACAGTTAACCCACAATCATCAATCTTCTCATCAACATTTAATAGAATTATTACAGTTGATCCTAATGATGCAACAGCCATCACAGTCAATGCTACCGCTCAATAATGATACAAAGCAATCAAAAAACATCATTATTCATACCATCTCAGTTACCTGAGTATCTATTAGATACTTCGGTATATGGTAATAATTTCGTATCGTTTTTACAAGCGTATTATGAATGGATGGAACTCGCCAATACTGCAAACGCTAATACAGCAACAGCAGATACTAATGGTACCCAAGGTGCTTTATATGCATCAAAGAGTTTATGGGACTACACAGATATCGACAATACTCTTGAAGGTTTTCAACAGTATTTCATTAATGATTTTTTACAATATTTCCCAGCAGAATCTTTAATATCACCTACAACTGCTGTAAAAATTGCAAGACAATTATATCATGCTAAAGGTACACCTGCATCTTATCAATTTTTGTTTAGAATTCTTTTTAATTCTGACTTTGATTATTTTTACACAAAAGATGCTGTACTTGCCGCTTCTTCTGGTAAATGGTATGTGCCTAAGAGTATTTTACTACAAACATCAGACTTAAACTTTCTAGCGGCAACTAACTATAGAGTATTCGGTTTAGTGTCAAAATCGTTTGCAACAATTGAAAACGCTATAATTGCCGGTAAAAACATTGAAGTGTTTATTTCGGATATCGAACGATTATTTCAATCTGGCGAACAAGTTACAGTAGTTGATACAAACAATCAACCAGTTTATTTTTTAAACGGTGCAGTTGTGCCCAAAGGAACAGCGGGTGCTGAAACTTTAACTGCTGTTATTCTAGGTCAAATTAGTCAGATTAATATTAATCCAACGGCAAGAGGTCTTGGGTATAATGTAGCAGACCCTGTTATTGTTTATGGTGGTTTAAATGCAAACATTACTAACCCAATTGGTGCTGTTGCAGAAATTGCATCAGTAACACAAGGTTCAATTCAAAATATTAATGTTGTAAATGGTGGCTATGGTTATGCGGTATTTCCTTCTAGCGGCACTTCATTGTATCCAGGAAATGCTTTTTCTGCAATTGCTATTTCGGGTCAACAAACTTCAGGTGCAAATGCAACAGTATTCTCTGTAGCGGCAGGTAACACAGTTACAATTTCAATACCCATCGATTCTATTGCAGTTGCTAATGGTTTTCAAATTGGTAACACATTAAGTTTTTTGTCTGCAAATACCTCGGCAACAGCAAATGCATCATTAGCAAATGCATTGACATTTACATCAATTCAAACTAACCCAATTGCATCTGTTGTATTGAATAATGGTGGTGGCGGTATTAATTATGTGCCTACTGCAACTGCTTTATCACAGTATGTTTCAAATGATACAACAAATAGCATTTTTGGTAGTATTAGTTCTTTAGGTATTCTTGCCCCTATTCAAATCGCAAATACCGGAACAGGTTATAGCAATAACGATACAATCGTATTTACTGGTGGTTATGGTTATGGTGCAAACGCAAAAATTCGTGTCGATGCTAACGGTAATGTTATCAATGTTATGTATCAGACTAGCCCAGGTTATACACAAGGTGGTCTAGGTTATGTCGGTGGCGTTCTACCTACCGTGACAGTCAATACAGCAACAGGTTCTGGTGCAAGTTTATATGTTCCAGGTACTTTAGGTAATGGCGCAACTTTCTCTTTAGTATTGAATCAAATTGGTTCGGTTTCTCTAATTAATGTTATTGATGCAGGTCAAGATTATATTTCAACACCTAATGTTTCTTTAATTGTTCAAGATATTGCAGTAACTAATTTAGCATCTTCGTTATTACCAGTTAATGGTCAGATTTTATATCAAGGTTCATCTCTTAACACAGCAACATATGTAGCAACAGTCAATTCTATTTCATTGTTACAGAAAAATTCTGTAGATATAAATTCGATTTATAATATTAGGGTCTTTAATTATTCATCACAGCCAAATCCTAGTCAACAATTATTGATTAGCAATTCTCGTATTCATATGACAATGGTGAATACTGCTTATGGCGGTACACAATATACACAATCAGTATATAATCAATATGGTGTAAGAAACTACGGCGATGGTAATGCACAAGCATCAACAAAATATTTAAACGGTCTTGTGATTGGTCAAGGTCAATATCTGACATCATCAGGACAATTAAGTTCATATGATGTTTTACAGAGCAAAGACTATAATAACTTCACATATCAGATTACAGTCGAAAAAGCAATTTCAGATTACAGAAATACATTACTAAATCTATTACACCCATCAGGTATCAATCTGATTGGTAGATATGCATTAAAGTCTAATACAGTTGTTGATTATGGTATTATGGATACCCTAGCAACACAAGAATATCTAAACAAAATTGTCGGCACAAATAATGTGCAAGGTACTATGAATGTTGCAGATAATCAGTATGTGGCATCTGCAAACACATATTATCATGGTTATAACTACAGCGTAGGTGATGTTTTAACAGTTTCTGGTGGTACAAGTGTATATCCTGCAAAAATTACTGTTACAAGCGTATATGGTACTGCTAATGATATCGGTTCATTTGCAATAAGCAATGTTGGTAACTATACTATTTTCCCAACTAATCCAGTTTCGGTAACTGGTGGTACAGGAGCGACTGCACAGTTTAATTTAGTACCAGACTATTTGTACTATTCTGCAAATACAATTGCAATTTCATATTTACCAACTGGTAACTATATAAACTATTCTACATTCGTCACAATGTCAACCGCCAATAACTTTAATGTTGTTTCGGGTCTTGCTAATGTAAACTTTGCCGCTAATACAGTTACATTAAC